TTGGGTTAGTACCTTCTTCTCTAATAATTGAGTAAGCTGAGAATGGTATTACATTATACACACCAAATTTTTCAGCTATTTCTAGTTTAAAATAAAAGTCACCATACTTACACATATTACGAGCCCAACTCCATAAGTTAAATTCAATATTTAATACATCATAGAATAAGTTATATAAAATACGTTGTATATTTTCGTCACTAGAACGAATATGGAGCATTTCACCATGCTCATTTTTCAAAGTACATTCATCTGCTATAATATCAAGTGCTGAGGCTACAATAGCATCAGTATCCATTGACTCATAGTCTGTATAAAGTTGTACTCTTAATGTTTGGTAATTGTAAACGTTATTAACGTTGTAAATACCAGCGCCAGATGTTGTATAAATTTTAGTAAATCGGTCTACAAGCGCATTAGTTTGTAAAGTACCTAATGACTGTATTCGATCTGTATCAATTACTCTTAACTCATCACCGCCTACATTACGAATAATAACGTCTGAGGAGAATAATCGTTTTAGATTGTCAAATAATCCCATAGTATCTTAGTATATGTTATAAATATTTATTTAAACCAACCAGCTAATATCCTCCATCTGTCCTCTTCCATTATCCATTTGCCATGGATTTTGTTGTTGTGGTGAGTGGGGTGAATAAAAACCTCCTGGCCCGGTAGTATATGAAACTTTTCCTATGCCTCCAAGCGAAGCGCGTGTTAAGTCCATACCTGTTTGAGAGAATTTTAAAGCTGTGTCACGTAAGAACATCCCAATACCAAAAGACATCACAAGGTCATCATTGTAACCATCATTGGATTGTGCTTTGCCATTCTTCCAAACAAATGTTCTTAACTCTTCCAATGTTCTGCGTGATTGAATAACGCAGGCTCTGTCTCTCATATAAGCTTCTAATTTGGCAACTACAAGAGGTCTAGTTTTGAGTGAATTGGTAAAACCAGGAACTAAATTATTATTATTTCTATTTAAGAAATTATCCATACTGATATTAGCTGTATCAGTTTTAGATGAATAGTATAAGTTTTGATAACCTCGTTCTATAACTGTTTGAATTGTGTCCCATCCTATGTTAGCGTTTTCAATCACTAACAAAGCGTTGTTCCATTCAGTAGCTATAGCTACAAGCATGTGTCCATAATCACGAGTACCAACTTGTCCTTTATATTCTTCTACTTGTTTAGCATTTTCAATATCAATAACATGACAAGCGGAGTAGTCTTTACCATCACCTCTAGCTACGTCAGCTACAACAATATAATTTTTTGTATAATCAGGAAATTCCCAACGCCATAAGTTACCATCAAACCCACCTTTTGAAATAGGGTCTACTTGATATGTTTGAATATAGAAATTTAAAATATCAGGTTCAACAACTATATCACCTGAAGTAGTAAAGTCACAATCACATTCTTGAGCCGCATTTCTAACTCCTAAAATAGCGTCTTGTTCATCTCTCCATTTTTGAGTTCGTTCTGGATGCACATTCCAAGGTAATTTTATAGATACAAATCCATTATTACCTTCTTCACCACCAATAAATGTTCTATGGAACCAGTTACCAGTACCATAAGGTGTAGATATGGCTATACATTGACCACCAGTGGCTAGGGTTTGTTGTGCGGAGGCAAATATCTCATCTATACCTTCAATAAACGCAGCTTCATCTAGTAACAGTAATGATACTGCTTCAGATCTACCTGCGTCACCAGTAGCACCAATAGCTTTAATCTGGGATCCATTACTTAGTTTTAAACTTAATTTATTATTTTCTACAGCTACTATTCTAAGCCAGCTAGGTAAATTATCATAAGCGAATTTTACTTTGGTGACCATGTTTTTGGCTGTTTCTTGTTTAGTGGCTATACAAAGAACATTTTTGTCTCTTTGAAATAACATTAACCATAATGAATAAGCAGACACAAGTGTAGATATACCTAACTGTCTTGATTTATTTACAATATTATATCTATTTTTTTTAAGTTGATGCAATACACCTTCTTGAAATGAATATAAATTAAATTGGATTCTACCACGTTGTGGATGTTGAATCCAGTAATATTTTTTCATAAAATAAACAGGATCTGTAGCGCATTTAATATATTCCTGTTTAATTATGTCTTTAATATTCTGTTGTTGATCACTCATATATATAAATATATAAAAGAGGCCTAACCTTATCGGTTAAGCCTCAGTGCATGGGATTGCAAGGATCTTATTTACGGCGACGAATTGGACGTCTGTTATGTTTACATCTATCACAACAAGACTGTTGTATCATAGATACAGGACGAATTCCTGGTCTGTGATTCATTTTCATTTGTTGCATACGTCTAAATTGTTCTTCAGACATAGTAATAATTACTTTACCATCTTTCTTTTCAACCTTAGGTCTTTCCATTTGAAATCTTTGTTGATGATCAACATAATCTCTAAATTGGTTTGGTTGTGCATTTGCTCCTAAAGACGTAATCGCCAATAAAGCAATAATTAAAATTTGTTTCATATGTGTTTGACATAAGCCTTTATTAGAGGCTTAATTTATTTAGTAAAATATAAGTAGCCTAAACCACCAACAATAGCTGTACCTAATATACGAGTGAATATTAGTTTAGCTTTTAATTTCTTATTATCTTTTCTTAATTGATCAACCCATTTTTGTTGAGCGTCAAATTTTAGTTGTTCATTTTTAATTCGGTCTTCATACATCAATCCTTTTTGAACATGTCCTGATATGATACTGTCTTTTAGATTTATTTTTTGGTGCATTAAATCTATATGCTCATTAGCTAGTTTTAATTCAGCTTTAGCACTGTCACCACTAACTAAATCTTTAACAATTTGTTTAGCAACATGAGTTGGAATGTGTACTGTGTCTTGTTGAGCATTACCAAACATAGGTAACAACATCAATATAATTAAAATATATTTCATTAGTATCCGTATCTTGATTTAAAAAATGAGTCTACTTGAGTTGGAGTATATTGATTTACTTGTTGTCCAACTTCATGATAATACTCTCTAATAATAGTAGTTTTTTCTTTAATATTATCTACCTGATTATCAATTTGGTTAACTTCTTCTTCATAAACAGCTATTGTACTATCAATTTGTTTTTGATGTTCAATTAAACGTTGGTTAACTGCTGTTAATGAATCAATAGTTGCCCTAATATCAGCTGGCATACCTGGTTTAGGTGTAACTAATAGGATAAATAAGTATAAAAATATAACTCCTCCTATCGCAACTAATAACTGTCCGATGGTTTTAGAGTTCCTCTTCACCATCAATTTCAATGTCTTTATCATCGATACCTAATTTTTTAAGTTCATCTTCTTCGCTATCTTTTCTCTTAGATCCAATAGCTGGTAATTTATCTTCGCCTAATGCTTTAAGAATCATTTTCATTACTCCTTTAGTATTAGTGGCTCCGAATTTATATTTGTCAAGATCGTTTAATACTTTAACATAAGTATTATAATCTTCATCTTTTAATTTTTCAATTTTGTCTACAAGTTTCTTTACTAAATCAGGCAAACCCGCTTTAGCGGCTTCTTTAGATTTAGCTTGAGCGGCTTTAAAGTCAGCACTTGATAATCCACCATCTTCAGCCTCTTTAACTGTACGACTTGTTTTAATATTTGACTGTGCGTATTGTTTAATAATACGATCAATTAAATCACTATTGTCTACAAACCATTCACCAGCTTTAGAACCAGCAGCTGTTGATTTTGGTAATTTAATTTTAGCAATATCTTTTTCAGATGGTTCTTCTTCACCATCTTTTTCTGGTTGTGTTTTTTTACCTTTAATTTTGCTTTTACCTATAAATAAATCTTCAGCATCACCACCACTAACAAATATATCATCATCACCTGGTTCTTCATCAGGAGAAGCTGTTGGTTTAACAGTGGTTGCTTGTAAGAGTTGGTTACGAATGTCAGGAGTAAAAGACCAGTTAACACCAGGAGCAGCGTTTTTTTCAATATCACTCTTTAACAATTCAACCTCCATTGGATCAATATTCTCATCACCTGCTTTCTTAATAAAATAATTAACAACTTGTTGTTTACGATCTAATTTAAATTTACTAGGATCTTTAATTCTGTCTTTAATTTGTGGAAAGTCAGCATTAAGTTTATATTTTTCTTTAGCGATACGCGCCATTTCCTTTACAGGAACTTTAATTCTAAGTTTTGCTTCAGTAATATATTTTCTAAAATCAAAATTGTCTACCATGTTTAGTTGTTATGTGTTAATAAATATTTTAAAATATATTATCCAATATAGTATTTATACGACTACCTGTAGAACCACGCAAAACTACCAGTTTTTTAGGCGGGTAAAGCGTTATTAAGCGCAATATTTCCTGGTTTATGTCATATCTGTAATCAAGATCTGTTTCTCGTACACCATTATCCTCCATCATAGTTCCAATAGGGTCAATATAGAACACAACATCATATTGATCTTTAAGCGTCATGGCTGCTGTTACAAAATTAGATTTGTCAGTTATACTGATTGATTTAGCCAACATTGTAAATGCACTCACATCCCATATTGTTCTATCTGTTATGACATTTTTATGTAATAATTCACTAGAACGCTCAGCTAAAAATATAAACTGACCATTAATAGTTGAATCAGTGTTTAATGGAATACCTAAATCTTTTAAATATTTGCTACGTTCAGTTGCTAATTTATAGTCTTTAAATATCTCAAGTTTAGCTAAATCCTTAACTAAAGTTGTTTTACCAACTGACATTGTACCACATAATCCTATCTTCATATTATTTTTATTTGTTATAAACGTGTATCGTATTTAGGATTCTTAGCTGGTGGAATACCATTTGTATCACGTTTACGATCTATAAATTCATCTTTAGTGTACTGATATCCAAACAACCAATATTCTTTTTTACCATTTGGATGTATCACAGCTGGTTCTTCCCAGTTATGTAATTTACCATCTAGATAGTACAGTATTGTACCATCAGTTGATTTTAATCGTTTTACTCCTTCATTTTTAGCCATTGTATTTCTATTTTATTAAATATAATTAATCAGCTGAGGTTAAGTCTACAAGATGACTGTGTTGAATTAATTTTTCAGCCACATAAATTCCTTGTGAACCAGCAACTGTTATACCACGAGCACTCAAAGCATCACCTACAAAATGTACATTTGGAAATTGATTTAATGATAAGTTGTGGTAGTTAACTAATGGTTCAGGAGACAAATACTTTACCTCAGGAATATACATACCCCAATCATCACCAAAGTTAAATACTTTGTTCATATCGTCAATAAATTTAACAACATAATCAAAATATGGTTCCATTACTTGAGTAACTCTGATTAGATCTAACCAACCTATTTGTGTAGCTGATACTATTGTACTCTCTGATGTTAATCCTGGTTTGCGAGTATTACCTGGGGAGTAATATAATCCAGTACCATTTTCTTGTAATTTTTGTACTACATCTCTACTCCATTTAAATGGATCTTCAATACCTTTAATTTCCATTAGGATACCAAAGTTAGTCATTTGGTTTTCAAATTCCTTTCCTTTTTTAGCATGCCCATTGTAACTAATGTCGCCATAGGTTTCCTCAACAGCCACATAAGCCGCATTGTT